CAAGGATTTTCTGACCAATACGGGTAACATTGGTAGGATCATCGCCGGCGATCTGTAAAGATCGCCAGTGGTGACGGTTACTACTCAGGGGAGCATGCTCTAGGAGATCTAGCTATAAAGCAGATCAATAAGAGCCTAGATGAGTTCGAGTTATACACGAACGTCATCGTCAAGCTCCTGAGTAGCGTTCAAACGCTGCACAGTGAGTCTTATACACCACGCGATCTACGCCTCGATACCCGAAGGGTAAAGAGTCGTATTTCACGGGAAGGAATCGGCTTTCTAACGAAAGCCTTGCCTCGTTTAGATAAAGCCTTTACAAGGGCCTTATCTGGCGAAGTATCACTTGACTCTACTGGATTCTGCAAAGAATCCGGTAGTCAACTCCCTAGATTTCTAGGTGGGTTGTTCAAGCGTGTCTTCACGCTCAACGGGTGGGTCCTTCCAGACCCTTGTGTAGGTTGCGTCGCAGCCATACATGATATTCTGTGCTTGTTTTACAAGCTAGAATTACCATATGACAAAGAAACAGAACAAGAAGTTATCAAACAGTTTATTAAAACTGATGATGACATACTTGACGTATCATTGCGTCTTTCGCATATCGCGAATACGCTTGATAGCTCTGCTCCTCTTGGCCGCCAGTCTCACGACTGGTTGCCAAATGGACGCATACTTGCGAAAGCCCGCAGGAGAGTTTCTCAACTCTTCCGCGGCTTTAATCCGAGGAATATTATTCCCTCCCACGGTCCCGGAGCTGTCTCTACCAAAGAGAAGCTCTGGAACAAGTGGAAATGGAGTACAATATCCCCCAGAATCGCCAATAGTTACCCAATAGACGAGTATTTCTACACGTCTTTGAGTCACGTTGCCGATGATCTTAAGGGTATCCAATCCCTTAAGATCAATGAATCATCAGCACGAGTTGTACTCGTGCCAAAGGATTCACGCGGACCCAGGCTAATCTCTTGTGAACCATTGGATTTCCAATGGATACAGCAAGGGTTATCCCGGGCAATCGTTAAGCGTGTTGAGTCACACCCTTTAACAAGGTGGAACATCAACTTCACAAACCAACAACCCAACCAGTTTGGAGCCTTGCTAGGCTCCCGGTATGGGGGATATGCGACCCTGGACTTGAAAGAGGCCAGCGATCGTATATCTGTCGGTTTGGTTCACTTGCTTTTCGGGGGGTCCTGTCTTTTAGACACCCTTCTGAACTGTAGGTCTTTGTCAACGGAGTTACCGGGCGGCGAGAT